CTTAACCATTCTTCTTACTCCTTATCAACTGCTCAGTGAGTGAAGCGACAGAGCCACCACCACCGACCACCGAAACTCTAGAGATTGGAGAGCGTTCAGCCTCCTCAGGTAATACACCGGCTCCAAGTCGTTCACGAATAGCACGCTCTAACTCATCATCAGGAGTTAATAATCCTGCTTGAACTAGTCCCGGGAGCATGCCTAGGGAGTCGGCTAGATCATCAGTGTCTAAGCCGGTATGAGTTAAACGAGGGAGCTTGGAAGGATCAACTGATCCATAATTCCATCGGATGAGTCTGCCGATGGTTCCTGCTCCTCTTCGATCTATACCACTGACAGCGCTAGCCACAAGATCACAAAGATTGATAGCTGCTCTTCGAAATACTGATAAGTGAATCTCACCGACAGATCGGGCACCTGTTTCGGTGTTCCCTAAGTCTGCAAACTGAGTTAGAAAGGCTGCGGCTATCTGAGAATCACACTTAGTGATTATGTTGATTGGTCCATCAGCGTATAGATTAGGAGTAGCAGCATAAGTATCAAACTTTACAGCTGAGTTTTCAACTAAGTAACTCTGTTCTGCTGAAATGAAAGCCCTTGCCTGAGCTTCAGCATCATCGATCATAGCGTCGATGTCACCATCAGATAATCCGAGCGCTTCAGCTTGGGAGCGATCCACTACTACCTTGGGAGATGGAACAGCCCAACGATCAAGACCAACACACATGAGATTAGCGACACGCTGTTTAGTTCGCCACCACCACCAAACAGGCCGAAGCATCCCGATGCCTTCAAAATTAGAGCCCGTTTTATTCAGAGTGAGCAGGAGGAGCTTATTCGCTGGTATTGGTTCTGGAGTGTAAGTAATTCCCACTGTGTTCTGAATCACTCCATCGAGTTGTTGAGCGTCTCTGCTTAACCACTTTTGATGGGCGCTTGGCTCTCTGTCAGCATAATGACTTAACCAAACTTTAGTTTTGCCCGTCGAGTCAGGACCAACCTTGTAAATCTCCTCAGCGTATCTATAGCCGAGCGGAACGAACTCGAAAAGGTATGCAAGTTGATCTTCCCAAGATAGAACCATCTGCCCTGAGTAGCCATCAAAACCCCAAGCCTCATTGGCAAATCGAGCGAGCTCTTCAGCGATAGGATCACCCTCAATCCCTGCCTCAAATCTCCATGATGCAGAAAGAAGAGTTTGCCTGAGCATGTGCCAAGATCGTCTCACAATCGGATCAGTCCTAAGCATCTCCTCAGCCTCTTGAACCCAATTAAGCCCAGTGAGTTGTGGATTCTGCTCTTTGCCTGTAATCACACCGCCACTTATTTGAGTGCCTGTTATGCCTCTAGTTCTAAATCGAGGTGAGAGCGCTCTTAAGTGTCGTGTCTCACGCTCTTCGGTGTGATCTTTCATAGATGCTCCTATTCGAATACCGTTCGTATAATAAACGCTTTATTTATCTTTGTCTAGTCGACTGTTAGGTAGCCATTCTTCAACAGAAGGATGAAGGATGACATCCTCCTCTCTCTTTGTTCGGATAGCTTGCTGACCAGTAAATATAGAGAGCTTGTCGATCACTGCTGTCTGTAACTCAAAGATCTGCTCTCTCAATAGTTGCATCTGAATTTGTGAATCTCGGAGTCGAGCAATCAATGCCTCTCTGTCTGCATTAGCGGAAGATAGTTTATCTTTTAGCTCTTCCACTTCACTTGGATCTCTTCCGCTTGCTATTGCCATCATTGAAGAGATGCTCCCTGTGATCATTCCTAATATCCCAACAAGCACATCTCTATTTTTATCAACGATTTCAACGTATGTGAGGAACAGAATCAGCCCTACCACCAAAACCATAAAGAACACACTGAACCACCAACCACGCTTCGCTTTGATCTCTGACGTGACTTCTTTTGATGTCTTATTCTTCTCTTCCAAGTAACCACCTCACAATCTGATTTAGTATAGGGTACTTATGCATGAGATACGGCATGAGCAAAGAGATAATATAAATCATATTTATTAGAGCCCAACGAGGCAAGATCCACATTATCCACTCTTTCACTTTTCGATCTCTAGCCCTTGACCTAACTTTCTTTGGTCCACCCAAACGCTTGGCTTTCTCTGAAGATGGGGGAGGCTGAAGAGACTCAATGGAGATACCAACAGCATAGATCACTTGAGGCTCTGACACTCCTTTGAACTGGTAGAGCCCAACCATGACATAACGTGTTCCTCTAGGTGTAAAGCTGTTGGTCTTACCTTTGATCTCAGTGAAGGCCTCTTGAGTTAGTAACACTTGCCCTGCTTGGCAGACACTCATAGTTCGAGCTGCGATATTTTTGGCTATACCCTCGAGTTCCACAGGCTTAGCCCCAACCATAACATCAAGCTCATGCTGCTTGACTTCGGCCACCATTCCGACATGGACACCGATCCTAGTGTTGAGTCTGATCTTTTGGGGAATGGTTAGTTGGTAATGGAGCGCAAAGTTGACAGCGTCAATAGTCTCCTAAAGGAGAGCAAGAAACCATCGCTCCTATCGATCTCTCTACCTTTGAACCGATGCATTAAAGAGCGTGTCAATCTGTCGTGATACTGTAGCCACCTAGCCGCTTTGACAGCTCCTGCCCGTTGAACGAAAGCCGTTGAGCCGATGAGGTCGAGTAGCACAATGGCTAACCTTCGCTCTTTGATGTTCATGATTCTCTCTTAATACATGCTTAGGCTGAATGCTGGCTTTTTGTGAAGTCTATATAAGCGTTCTTTTTTTCTTAGGCCTTTGCTAGTTAAGCTGAGAGAAACACTCACTTCCTTCTCCCAAATTAGTTCGAAGTCATCGGGCATATCGTATTCGCTCACAAATAGATAATGCCCTTCGGCCACTTTGTCTCTACACCAAGAATAAAACTCTTCATGATTAAACTCGAAGCCATAACCTGCTGTATTTGCATAAGGAGGGTCGCAGTATATCAAGGAGTGGTCAGGTATGTCTAAAAGCTTATAGTCTGTTGAATAAAGCTCAACATCTCTAATTTTAGGCTCTAGCTTAATGAGTGAGCGCTTGGCATCCTTCGCATAGTTTGTTCCTCTTGAGTTTTTAGCGTAAGAATCCCATCTTATTCCGCCAAAGCTACAACCGATACTCAAGAACGCTTTAAGATGATTAGGGTATTTGTGTTGATTGCTTTTTACTTCATTATAGAAATCTTTGGTCACTTCGGAAGGAGGCTCCCAGCCATCTCTGAGCGCTTTAAAAAGGTCTATCATTTCAAGGTTAACATCGGATCCGATTCGTCTGCCTCTTACTAGGCTTATTACTTTAGCGCTCCCCATAAAATGCTCTACCCAAGGCATATTGGGCGCTCTCTCAGCACTCATTATCCTAACAATGTCTTTAGCTATTCTCGATTTTCCTCCTAGATATTGCATTTACTGGAACCTGCAATCACACTCTGCATTGATGCAGCAAGGACAGTCCACACCACACTCACATTGATCATCTTCACAACAGTGTTCCTCATAGATGTCACAGATGCAATTGATTAAACCGCAGTGAGCGCAAATAGTGCCATCGTCATCCCAATCTATTTCTATGTCCATGGTTCAACCTCTATTCCAAAGTGTTCGAGATACTCTAAAGCTTGACCCTCATAGTCAGGAGTCTCAGGGTAAAAGACTTTAGTTATCCCTGCATGATGAATCAGTTTAGCACATGCATCACAAGGTATTCTAGTCACGACGAGATAAGCGCCTTTCGTTGATGCTCCTTCTCTAGCTGCGTTTATGATTGCGTTGGCTTCAGCGTGATGACATCCAACTTCGGTCATTGTTCCACTCATGATCTGATTAGCATCACGATGACAGACATCATCACCACACAAGTGACCGCCATTTCTTGGTGGTCCATTATAGCCATCGGCCACCACTGCCCAGCTTGCAGGTCGAAAGATGACAGAGCCCACTTGTCCTCGTGGACAAGGAGAGCAAGACGCCAGGGCTTTAGCTTGCTCAATGCGTAGTCTGATATGCTTGCTCATTCAATAAAGCTCCTAACGATACAGGGAAGTGATACATGAGGATGTCTCTTACTGCCTCGGCTACCACTCTAGTCTCAGGCTGGCAGTGTTCAGTTAAGCGCAACTTCAAGAACTTAGCCCAATTGTTGAGGTTGCCACTCATCCAGAAGTGAGTATAGGTAGACTGTGGAAGTACTGCCCTAGCTTGCTCTCGACATACACCACTCGCTAACATCAGATGGTAAAAAGCAGCACAATTCTCATGATGAGTCTGCCAACAGTCGAGCCAATGAGCCTCTTCTTCTACAGAAGATTCTACAGAACATTGTAGATTCTTTTCGGCTTGCTGCCGTAGCTTGTGAGGTTGCCAGAACTGAAGATTCTCTGAAGTATACCTCCTGCTTACTTCGTTATATGAGAATGTTCTATGTCGCATAATCTGAGATCGAACAAACATCGGAACGGTTAGCTTTATCGTTGCGCTGATGTGTTCAAATGGTGATGTATGGCCATGATCAGCTAAGTATCTGATCAGCTTTGCATCTCGCTCAGTCATTTGTAGCTGAGATGATACTGATTCGTTGTAAAAAGACACTCTCGCAGAGTGAGCAGGGGTAGAGTCGTGGCCCATATGACTGACATATTTCACTTCTCCGATATCGTCTTGATAAATCTTCAAAAGCTCCTCCTTTTTGCTCCACCAACTTGGACTCTTCTAGATGCTGATGGTGTTGAGCGTTGTTGATAGTTGCGTTGGTCGACAAGCGAGTCCGACCAATTCCAAGTTATGCAGTCGTACCTCAAAGCATCTAAAGGATCTTCTCGGCCATCCTTCTTCGGCTGTTCTTTATTATCCCAACCATAGCTCATTAGGGCTTTCCTGATTGAGTTCCCTAAAGCCCGTTCACCTTTATCCCATACGTCTTTAGTTACGAGGTATTGACCCCGAGCAAAAGCCCTTTTCAGCCTTTGAATGCCGTTGAGCACATCTGTTCGAATTGGATCAGTATTTGACCGAAGAGGCATGCCTAAGCCCGTTGGTGGTGGCTGTCTCATTGCTCTGAATGCAGAGCGTCCTGTCTGATCATTCCGAGCTCTACCTGCTTTATCAGCTACTCCATTGTCTAGCCATATCCTAGATCCAGGAGCGGAACTACTGAGCGATCTAGGCCAAGCAATAGCCAAGATGAGTTGAGCTAACTCAGCAGTTGTCACTTCTTGAGGATTGATCTCAGCACAAATAACATCAGCACCTAGTTCATCATCGTGAACGATGATCAAGACCGAAGGCTTTCTAAAGCCCCAGTCAATAGCGATTCTTCCGCTCATCGAAGGCTTATAAGTCCAATTTGAAATAACATGTTTAGCCTCGTCAAACTCAGAGTAAATCAATCCTGAGGGTGGTCGAGGCCGATTCATGACCATCGCTTCTCGCTCGGCTTCCGGTAGCAACTTGGTCGCCTCGAACCACTGCTCACTTAGATTAGCCGAGTTGACGTAACTTGTATAAAGCAGAGGAACACATTCAGCCTCTTCAGCCAAATTGCACCACCAAGCACCACTCACCGGAAGACCAACGAGGATCATGATAGGACTCGGTCCTGCTCTCAATCGACCCATAGCTTTGTGAGCTACCTCAGCGCTTAACGTCTGGCACTCATCGATCAAACAAACTCCTGATGTTATGTTCAAACCTTCAAGTGGATTGTGTGTAGCGTCTCTTGTGCCTGGTCGATAATACGAGCGACACCACACAGTAGATCCGTTTGGAGCTGACCACTGCCTTAAAGTGTGGTTATAAACCCAACCTAACTTACTCAACCACTTCTCCATCTCGGGCATGAGCACAGAGTTATAGCGTGGGTTAGTATCAGTCACAAGTAAGCTACTAGTACCTGGCCGAAACTTGGAGATGAAGAGCAAGGCGAATACGAGAGCGCTAGTCTTGCCGGATCCCCAACCACACCTAGCCGCTATGATTCGGTCTTGTCGGGCAATTCGGCCTATTATGCCATGCTGTAATTCATTGAGCTTAATCATATTGCTTTGGTCGGAGTCCTGCCTCAGTCACCTCCCAAACCTCTTCACTCTTGACTTTATTCTCGGTGACTCTAGTGATAGTGACGAGAGAGCCCAACTCGACGTCGTGCATGTCGTGCCAACATATATCCCAGCCTTCACTGACATCTTCAGATGCTCGAAGGATATGGTGACCTTGGATGTTGTAAGATTCTCTCTTGTGGCTAGCGTAAACAGTCCAAGAGCGCTTGAGATGACATCTAATCATTATCGGTTTCATCAGTTCCCTCCTCTTCTTCGATGTAGGGCTTTGAGATCTGCTCTATCATGCTCATCATGATTGCATCAGTCTCGTTGTGAGTTTGATTGACATTGAGATCAACTTGACGAGTAGCTCCCCAACGCTCCGGAAAGCGACGCTCTAAGATCCATGAATAAGCTCTCCAATCCTGTCGTGCCTCTCCATTATCTTTGACCTTCTGTAAGAGTACAGCTTCAGAAAAGTTCCGGGCTGCTTCAACTTCCTCAGTCCACTCGCCATCGGCTCCACTATCGTCTAGCCATCGGTAGTAGGTGGCCTCTGAGATGCCTGATACTGAACAAGCCGCGACTATGCTCATGCCTGTCCTCAGGTTGTCGAGTAGTGCTTCTTTCTGTTGGACTCTTCGCTCATCCCTCTTCAGT